CTTTTATTATTCTTTGCTCGATACGCGCGCATATAGATTTTTGCAATATCATCAAATAGATCTTCAGCATCCACAATCTCTACTGATTCAGTTTTACCCATTAACGGTAACTTTAACGAAAGTCTTAGAACTGGGGCCACCATCATTTTTATATTCAATACGAAGATGATCGTTGTTTGACATTCGTACATTGATATCACCCTTATACGCTGTTGCAAAACCATCCATTTTCGTAGGCTTAATAGTTAGAGCTCGTTCTAATTCCTCATCAAAACCTTCGGTATCATCATCAGTTTTCACTGATTCATTTAATTGCGGCAGGCCAGCAAGCTTACGAATTTTGTTTAGGATTCATTTTATTCTCCTTAGTGTGGTAGACTGCTGATTAGTATTTCTGGTTATTTACTAGATTATGCAACTTCAGGATGTTGGATAAATAGCTTCTACAGCAAGGAGATTATATGGCGACCTTATACAAAGGATTCTCAACCAGAGATTGGCGATCACGTAGAACTTTTTCTCTTTCAAATATTGAAATTGTCAAACGTGATCTGCTTAACCACATTTACACTATTAAGGGTGAAAGGGTAATGATGCCAAATTTTGGCACACGTATTCCCTTACTTGCCTTCGAACAAAATGATGAGCACACTAGAAAGATTGTCGAAGATGATCTAACAGTAGTGTTTAATTATGATCCACGCGTGAAGCTTATTAACCTGAACGTATTAAGTTTACCTGACAATAATGCGATAATCGCTGTAGCTGATTTATTATATGTGGAGCTAGATATTAGAGATGAGCTCCACATTGAAGTCGCAACCCAATAAAACTATTTGAGACCTTAAATGACCATTAGAAACACTTACTCGGCAGAAAGTTGGGACAAGATTTATGACGCATTCCAGCAAATTAATTTTTCGGCCTACGATTATGATACTGTCAAAGAATCTCTTCTTCAGTATCTAAAGATTTATCATGCCGAACATTTTAATGATTTTATTGAATCAGATGAATTAATTGCCAATATCGGTGCATTTGCATACGTAGCTGAACAGCTAGCGTATCGTATCGACATTATGTCACATGAAAACTTCATGTCGACGGCGCAACGCAAGCAATCAATTTTACGTCTTGCTAAACTAATTTCATACAGGGCTTCTAGAAATATTCCTGCTCGTGGATTAGTGAAATTAACAAGCGTGAAAACATCAGAGCAAATCTTTGACTCTCTAGGGAATGATCTATCGAATGTGACGGTTAATTGGAACGATCCAAACAACTCGAACTGGAAAGAACAATTCTTCTTAGTCATGAACAAATCGCTCACCACTAAATTCGGACAGCCACAGAAGTCTTTCCAAATTGGTGATGTAACGATGCAGATGTACACTTTCAATAACAATGACAGTTCATTTAAGAATGGAGTATTTCCATTCTCGGTCGGTGGGACAAATGAAACCTTACCTGCTGAAATAGTATCATCTGATATTGATGATACGGGTCCATTTGAGCGCGCGCCAGATTTGAATAGTCAGATGAGTCTAATCTATGCTGTTGATGGACGAGGGGATGGATCAGATTACACTGGCTTCCTGATGTTTATGAAACAGGGGACGCTGTTACGCACTGACTACACGATCAACGAACCTGTTGAAAATCGCAGAATTGAACTGGATGCAATCAACATTAACGATACCGATGTATGGTTTTATCGTGTTGATGATGAAGAAAGAATTATTGAAAATTGGTCAAAGGTTGACACACTAAATGAGCAAAATCTCGTTTTCAATAATGACTCCAGCTCTAGAAAGAAATTTGAAGTAGAGACTTTAGAAAATGACCGCATCGCGTTAATTTTCGGCGATGGAAATTTCTCTGATGCGCCAGTTGGAAATTTTCAGATTTGGACACGCGTTTCAGCGAATACCAACATTACAATTCCAAAGAATCAAGTCGTTAACAAGAAACTAAGTTTTAACTATTCAACAAAACAGAATTCCACACAAACTTTATTGTTGACTTTCTCGTTAACGGCCGCATTACAAAATAATAGTGCTTCAGAAACAATCGAGCATATTCGTCAAGCTGCTCCGGCAACTTATTACTCACAAAATAGAATGGTTAATGGGCAGGATTACAACACCTATCCGTTAAAAGATCAATCTATTTTGAAGCTGAAGACTATTAACCGCACTTTTGCTGGTCAACCAAAATATATTGAATGGAACGATGCGTCTGGCGCATATCAAAACGTTAAGTTGTTTGGTGATGATATGCTAATGTACTATGACATTAGCGCAAATTCGGTTGAAACTACTAACTCTAGTAGATCGCTAATTGACGAAGTACTAGAACCATTACTTCAAGAGACCGGAATCTTCAATATCCTCAACCATATTAGCGCGACGAATACGCTAGGCTATGGAATTATTTCTAACCCCCGTCGCAAGTTTGTAGAAGACAATCGTCCTATTTTCTTTGACGGATTGACTGGCCAGTCAACCAACCCATACGGCGCGGTGGCTATTTCAGCAAATGACGGAACACTTCGCGAAAAGACTGCACTTCAAGGTGCGTTAGATAGACATTGGTATGGTGAACCACAGTCATACGTTACAATTGGCGGTATTCGCCATGGTGTTATTGATGACCCGACTACTGCAAATGCGACCGATGACGGAAATCTTTATGACGAAAGTCTAAAGCGTACTATTGATGGTGAAAATACTTGGCCACCGGGAGATATTGGTTCAGGTCTGCAAACGTTCCTAACTAATCAACAATTCTTTGGTGTACGCTTCAACAGATTCCTGAAAGCATTTGGTAATGGTGATATAACTTTATCCACTAGTGCATCAGGTTTAGATTTGTACAAAGATAGAGTGGAAGTGTTCACTATTGAAGTCCAAAGTGACAACACTACATTAAGCGTGATTAGCAATATTCGTGGTCGCTTACCTAATGGAAGAGTTGATTCTCAATATTCTGATATCACTGATAATCAGCCAATTGACTTCCTAGTGTCACAAGGTTCCATCCCATTCGAACAGGGGGATGCATTTATTGTTGATGTGACATGGACTACACATTGGAATGCGAGCGTTAGATTATTCAATGGAGCTAGAAAAGTTAATTTAAACGGATGGTTTCAACTTGTTAGTGCTAATGATCTAGCTAACATTGATCCGACTGATCCAGTTCTTTGGGCCCGTGGCGCAGTTGATTTCGATCCGCTAGATAATGCTAAGTCTTGGATTTTCATCATTAAGCGAATAAACGATGACACTACTGGAGATGTGATTTCGTACACCGTTTGGTACCGTGATATGCGTCTGGTTGTTGAAAGCCCAACAACTAAATTCTGGTTTAATCAAAACGCCCAAATCATTGATTCTGAGACATTGAAACCGGTGTATGACAAGATTCGTATTCTTCGCTCTAACATTGATTCTGGCGGTAAACCTCTTCGAGCAAACGATATCTATGATGTTGTGAACTTTGTTTATGATAAAGATGGAAATATTGAAACTTCAAAGTTGGAAGTTTTGCCAACAGACTCTATCAATTTCACTACTACTGGAGATGGTCTTCCAGATAATATCTTGCAATTTGAAAATTTCTCAGAAGGCTCTTACCAATTTGGTAGGTATAATTATGATTCTGCGGATATTCAGTGGTTGACCAAAGGCAGCTACGCATACACTATTGGTGATAATGATACTGGCAGTTTAACCGTATTTGACTCATCTGGTTCAGTTGTTGAAACTTTTACTTTCACTAGCGGAAGCTTCTTGTCTGATCAGCATTCTAACTCTACTATTTTCCGTCGAAGATTGATGCCAGGAGTCGATAGCAATGGTGGTTTAGATTTTATGTGGCAGCACTTTACTCCATCTGCAAATCTAATTGATCCCTCTGTCACTAACATTCATGATGCATTCATTTTGACTCGTGGCTATTATGATTCAATGTTAGATTATTTGAAGGGTATTTCTACAAGTGTCCCTACGCCTCCAACTCCTCTTGAGCTTCGCACCTCGTATAGCGAGCTATTGAAGAATAAAATGCTAAGTGATACTCTCGTGTTGCACAGTGGCCGAATCAAGCTCCTTTTTGGCACTATGGCAGATGCGCAAATGAGAGCAAAGTTTAGAGTTGTGAAGTTGCCAGGAGCAACTTTCAGTAACGAACGAATCAAGACTGAAATTATTTCTGTCATTGACAGCTATTTCGATATTGGCAACTGGGATTTTGGAGATACATTCTATGCAACTGAACTGATTAGTTTAATCCACCAGAGACTTCCGACCCAAATTGCATCTGTCGTGTTGGTTCCTTCATATTCAGTCAACTCGTTTGGTTCACTGTTTACGATTGAAAGCGGGTTCGATGAAATCTTGCAGTCATGCGCTACGGTGAATGACGTTGAGATTGTAGATGCACTGACGCCATCTGTATTGCGTCAGATCAGATAAAGACCCAGAGATGCTTCTACAGATAGATGTAGAAGCATCTTACTTTTTGTACTGGAGGTCTCTGAGCACCTCTGGTAAGCTCTAGGAAATACTCATGCATACTTTCAAACAGTACATTTTAGAAGTTCTCGACAAGTCATCTTCACTATCTTATCAGGTTAATTCTGATGATGTGGTGGTGGCGACGTCAGAAATTAATGGACGCGAAATAGAATTTTCAGCAGAGCTGTATGGTAAAAGAGACCCGCAAAACGCTTTCTGGATAGTGTCATTTATAGAACCTGAAAATAGGTCTCATGCTTTAACTGGTAACAGTGGTGAGTTTGAAGTATTTGCGACCGCTAAATCATTTATCGAGCAGCTCGTAAAAGAGAAGAACCCTCGCCAGATATCTTTCCGGGCTGAAACTGTTGGTAATGAGAATCATGAAAAGCGTGGAGAACTCTACGTTAAGTTAGCAGCGAAATTTAGATTACCCACCTATAGATTAGAAGTTCATAAACATCTTGAC